CGCAGTGCAACAAAATAAGTCAAGACCTAGAATTGTTCCCGATGACATTCTACTCAAGACGCACGAAGGTGCTGCACGAACGATGTTTGAACTTCTCTCTGGCAAGATTCCAAACGGAGTAAATGGTGGAGTCTATGTTATCCTTGGTGGTGCAAAGCATAGCGTGTTCTACACTGATCCAAAAACAGGTAAACCTCTAGACGGTCGTGACGGTAGAATCCTAATCAAAGATTTCAAGTATCTCAAGATGAAGGATCCCGGTAAGAAGATGGCAGATAACGCACTCTTCAACAGTGAGGTTTTGAATTGGATCAAAGGTAACGTACCGAAAACTAAGAAGACGAAAGAGATCTTTGGTTCGGGTCAAGACCTTATCACTAAACTTTCCGAGGAAGTGAAACTGCCTGAAATTTATTGTGACATGGACGGTGTTCTTTGTGATTTCATCAAGGGTGCATCCGAAGTTCTCGGTCATGATTTTAGAGACTCACGATACTTCGATAAAGAAGGTAGAGATAAGAAAGTCGAACTTACCGATAAGGAACCAAATCTGTTTAGAAAACTAGACTGGATGCCTGACGGAGAAAGTCTTTACAGATTTATTAGCAAGTACAATCCAACCATTCTTTCTGCGTATGCGACTTGGATGCCGAAGAGTCCGCAAGACAAGCGAACATGGCTTGGTAAGAACACTCGCGTTCCGCGAAACAAGATGTTCATGGTTCAAAGACATCAGAAAAGAGATTACGCAATCAAGAACGGAGAGCGTAATATTCTGATTGACGACCACCCAAAAAATATCAAAGAATGGGAACAAGCAGGTGGTATTGGTATTCATCACACAACGGCAAGCAATACGATTCGTAGACTAAAATCATTGGGGTTCTAAGTGAAAAGACAGTTTGTAGGAAGTGAAGAGTTTTTCTGGTTCATGGGTGTTGTCGAAGATGTCAACGACCCACTGTTTCTTGGTCGCTGTAAAGTTCGCGTTCTAGGTTCACACTCAAAATCAAAAACGGACATCCCCACGGAAGATCTACCTTGGGCGATGCCGATCCAACCCATCACAAGTGCAGCAAGAAGTGGTAAGGGTCACTCACCCACAGGTCTTGTTCCGGGTGGTTGGGTCGTTGGTTTCTTTCGTGATGGACCGAATCAACAAGAGCCTATGATCATGGGTTCGGTTGGTGGTATCCCACAAGAAGAAACCGATATTGAAAATGGATTCACCGATCAGAGAGACCAAGATGCGTTGAAGTCAGATCCCCGTTCGGGACCACTGAAAGGAAATGGTTTTCATACCGCAAAGTATCCCACTGACGGTAACGGCGCCATTCTCATAAACGAAACTGAAGCAAGAAGATATCCACAGAAGGCTTACATTCAAGAGTCGGACACAAACCGTCTTGCGAGAAATGAGGCGATTGATCAGACTGTCGTTGAACTAAAGAAAGAGAATCAAGACAAAAAAGTAAAGACCGCAGACTTCACTGGAATTTCTAAAAAAGCAGGAATCGGTGGATCTACAAGCACAGAAGCAAATCGTGAAGGTGCTTGGTGTGAACCGCTCACTCCATATGGTGCAGAGTATCCGCACAACCATGTGTACGAAAGTGAGTCGGGACATATTCTTGAGATCGATGACACCCCGCAAAAAGAAAGACTTCATCGATACCACCGTTCAGGAACATTCGAGGAGTTTCATCCAAACGGCGATAGGGTTGACAAAGTAGTAAGAAGTAAATATGAAGTTGTGATGAGAAACGATCACATTCATATTGATGGATTCGCTTGTAAAAATATAGACAAGGGATACAAGATCAAAGTGAATGCAGATGAAGAAGGGAATCATCTTGACATACAAGTTGCCGCATCCGGTAATCTAAACATTGAGGTTACTGAGGGAAATCTAAACGCAAAGATCGGCAAGGGTGATGCGAACATTCAAGTAGAAGATGGAAACATGAACTTGCATGTCAACGGAAACTTTGATCACTATGTAAGCGGTGATTATAATCTAAGAGTTGACGGTCAACTCAGAACACAGTCTGGTGCTGATACAATTATGAACGCAGGACCAAACATTCATCTCAACCACCCCGGTTATGCAGGTGGTGGAGGTGGAGGCGGAGGTGGTTCTCTACCACCCTCCCCGGTCAGTGATGCCCTTGACAATATTCTACAGCGTGCGAAGGCTGCGGCAGCAGCGGCTAAAAAGATCATCAACCCATTCTAAGGAGAAGTCATGGTTTTCAAATCAGGTTACGATCCATTTCCAGACAAACTAAGACCTCAGTTCCCAGACTTCAAGATCAAGAATATCACGGGTGCTATATCTCTGCCTAGTGCTGCGTCAAAAATTACTAGAAACCCCTTGTGTAATAAAAATATTCTAAAGGGTGTTGACGGTATTGCGAGTCTTCCTGATGCAGCGGAGTCACTCGGAAAATCTCTGGGTGAGGTCGCTTCTGATCTTTCCCTTTTCGATGAGGACGGAAACAAAAAAATACCTGCTCCCTCCTTTGAGGATATGTTTAGTGGTCTGCCAGAAATAACCGAATTAGCAAACCCAGAGTTTATTCTTGAGTCTCTTGGTCTTCCAACTGAGATTGATCCAGAACAAGTTGTAACTGCTGCTGCTGATGATGTTTTGAGACAACTTGATATCGACAATCCTCTTGCGGAACTTTGTAAGGAAGTTGATCAAGCAGCACAAGACGCACAGCAAACTCTACTTACACAAACTCCTACGCTACCCAATATAAATAGTCTGATACCAACCACGGAGTTACCCAGTTTTGGTGCGATAACTGACAGGATACCAAGAGCAGAGGATCTAATTTAGTGCAACCTTTTGATGAAGACATAATTATACCAGAAGACAACATTAGTAACTTCCAACGGGAGGCTGCTTATCTATTGGTAACTGGTAAAGGTCTCAAAAATCCTCTCGCTACCAAGATCGAAAGAGCAAGAGGATGTGTCCAAAGACAGATCGATGAATTCCAACTCATCATCGACACAATCGAATCAGGCATTCAAAGTGCAGAGGGATGTTATCAGTGTGGTGACTTCCCACTTCAGTGCGCCTTTGAGGTAAAATCAAAACTCGAAGAATTGATGTTTGAGATCGATCTCCTTGAGATTCATACAAACCGTGTTTCGGGTGCAGATCAAAATCGTGTAGATGAGTTTCTTTCTCGTCTAACTCTTGCGGGTCAATACACCCGTGCGATGAAAACTCTTACCGGCGAAAACAAAGAAAGATACACTCATGTTTTCAATAGTCTCATCAACGGTGACTATTGCTTAGAAAAGATTTGTAAAGAGACAACGTGTGTTCCGGGTAACGCACTCTGCGATGAATTCAATGAGCAATCTGGTATCGGTGGACTCTCGGTTAGACTAAAACAAAATCCTGCTGGTTGTAACTGTGCGATCAATCTACTCATCCCCGGACTCATCGAATGTGTGTCCGGTTTGATTCAAGATGATGAGTTGAACTACTGTGAGGCTCTTCGTGTCGTCCGCAAGTATTCCGGTGGAACACAATTGACCACAGAGGCTCTTTCGGATCCTCTTGTATCTCAGTTGATGGATACTCTTTTTGCATCAAACGCACTCAAGGGTCCGCTTCAAAAGATTCGAGAAGGTAATCTAAACGCAGAAGAGATTGAAGCAGAAGCGAAAAAGTACTATCAAGAGTTTGTCGATCCTGGCGGAACTCTCGAATGTGGTCTCGAAGGTATAACAGTTGTCGCGGGACCAACCGGACCCCCCGGTCCACAAGGTGCGCCGGGTTGCGCCGGACCTCCGGGTGAACCGGGACAAAACTGTAACTGTCCGGGTGACGATCCGAAGGGTGGTTGCTGTGTCGGAGAATACTGCACACAAGTGACCGCACAACAATGTGCGTTCTTCGGCGGAAATTATTACGGAGATGGTTCAGAATGTTATGATCCGAATACTGGACTAGGTGTTCGATGCTTCCCTCCCGGTGGTTGTGGTATCGACGAAGATTGCGATCCCGGTCTAATTTGTTGTAACGGAACATGTGTTCAACCATGCCCCGCAGAAGTCGGTGGTGGTTGTCCTCCATGTGCGCCGTGTCCACCTAATTCTCAAGAGTGTCCTCCCGGTAGTGGTAACTGTTGTCCAACCGT